AGATCCGTCATTCGCGTGGTGTGCGAATAAATATAACATACACTTTCCGTTACTACTCCCAGAATGAACAAACATACCAGGAATTGTTATCGTCGTGGATGTTGAGCTAAAGCCAGCGCCATTAAAACTTACTTCGGCCGCGTCAGTGTTTAGTTCTAAATACTTATTTGCCCCACGGCTACTATGCCACACATACCAAGGATAAGTATGTAGATAAGGCTTCATAATCACCATGCCAACTTGCTGACCTAAGTTATGGTTTACGGTTACACTTGTTGGCTCAGGATCAGCAACGTCTATACTGACAACATCAAAGAACTTAGGGGCTTTTCTGAATGTCCAAGACACAGCAGCCTTACCACTAGTAATATTTCCATAATCACTTGCGCCAAGTGTAAAACCATTTGAATTAAATGACGTTAAAGTTCCTGAGACTGATTGTTGGTCAATAGTGCTATCGGATATTAAATATTTATTTACGCCTCTTTCAGTATCATAAAGAAAGTTGTTAAATGCGCTGTCTCTATTCTTAGTCCAAACCAAACCACCTTCGCCATCTGTGCCAGTGAATGGGCCAAACTCTGATGCAACAGGTGAGTTATTTAAAGTAAGGGCTACTGAGTTTCCTGAGTTATCAACAAAAGGAGTTGACCCTTGCGCTGTTAGTAAACTAGTTCCTGACACTGCTGTAAGTTCTGCTGTCGGTGCAGTGAAGTTAGAAGTATATAAAGCAGTTCCTTTTACAACTCTAAGGTTTGATAAAAAACCGTCAAGATTATAACTATTTTGTTCTAACGAACCACCAAAAGAAAAGTCACTTGCAGGTTGAACGTAGGTAAGACTGTCGCTGTAAGCATTGCCTTGCTGTGTACCATTTAAAAACATCTTTGTAGATCCAGATGCTCTTGTTACTGCTACGTGATACCATACTCCTAATGACAATGCGCTTGAAAAAACTCGCCCTGCACCCCCTACTAAAAAAATAACATAGTTGTTGTTATCTATATAAAGGACTGGACTGTTAGTAGTAGCATCCTGAGTAGGAGTTCTCTGGTCATATATATTATGATAATTTTTAGAAGTTTTAAGATTTATAAAAGCTTCTATTGTAAAGTCACCAGTGCCAAAATTAAAATTAGCACTTGTTGGTATATTTACTCTTGTATTTGTATTAGTACTTGATCCTGTAAAAACGGCTGACCCACCATCATTAGAATTACCTAGCGAAATACCGTTTTCTATGACTTGTGTAGACCCTGTTCCGTCATACAAATGACAGGAAAAGCAATCGTCTATATCAAGATTTGCGCCTCCAGCCGCCGCCGTACCAGCCGCCCCTAGTAATAGCTTTTTCTTAGTGCTCATCCGTTTATCCTAATGCTTGACCAGCCGTAAACCCTAGCCAGTTAGTACCGCCATCTCGAGTGTAGAAAACAAAAAGATCCTTCGCATTTGCTGTCGCCGTTAGCGTTGGCGCTGTTGCGCTTGGATAGTCAACGCTGGACGGCCATGTCACGGTGTAGCCGCTCGCCGAACCATCCTGGATAATCTCTAGACTAAAAGAGAAAGCCGTTCCGCTGGCCGGAGGATTGCTAAAAGTAAAAGTGGTATTTTCTGTCAGCGTATGACTAAAAGCATTCCCAGCTTCACAGTTTACGGTCGTGGCGTTAGAGCTTGATGTAACCGCCGCGTAAGTTTCGTTGTAGCTGTCAACGAGTAGCTCGCCAGTTATATCAACGTCGCCGGTATAAGTAGCGCCTACTTTTGCATTAAGCTGAGTTTGTATTGCGCTTGTTACGCCGTCTAAATAGCCAATCTCTGCGTCGGATACGTTTGTTACAACCGCTTGCTTTGCGTCTAGTTGCGTTTGTATTGCGCTTGTCACGCCTACACTATGATTGAGTTGAGCCGCTGTCGCGCTTACTCCGAGATCGCTAAGAGCCGATACAGTTGCTTTTGTGTCAATCTGTCCGCCCATCGCGCTATGTGAGCCGCAATAATAATAAAGCGTATCCGGCGCGTCTTGCTCTAATATGACTTCAACATAAGCTCCAGCGCTTCCGGCTGTTCCAACGGTTGTAACACCAGTCGTATAAGCTGAACCGCCGCCATGAGTTCCGTCGCTCGTTGTGCTTAGTCGAAATGGATGGCCTGAGTTTGTTCCCTCCGACTGATCAAACCGATAAACAACTGAGGGCGTAAGATGCGTTAAGAGTTGCTGCGAACCGTCAATATAATATTTTCCACCACTAACAGTGACAGCTATATTTGCATATGCTTGAACCGCAAAACCACCAGCCTTTGATCCATCATGGACGACAATCGTATCCTTATCGGTATCGACGGTAATCTCTCCAACAACGCCGGTGAACGAGCTATGCTGGCTCGTTGTGCCGCGTCGGAATTGTACTTGCTTCGCCATCAGCTTAGCCCTCCATAATCATCTAAATTGTTTACTGTGCCGGTAATCAGGCCGTAGTCTTCATCGAGGAACAAATCGGCGGCGGTCGCGGTGATCATAACCTTAGCCGCGCCAGCGAGCGTTATAGCGTTATTGCTATTGCTGCTTTCAGAAACCGTTCTTGTGAGCGTTGTACCGCTGTGAGTATATACGCCGGTTCCGATTTCAAAATTGCTTTGCTCTTCAATTAAATATCGAACTGTGTCGCCATCTGATACGCCGCCATTTGCAAACGTTTGATATCCACTTTCGGCCGCGCCTAAGGTAATCGGAGAGGATGTCCCGGTTGTAGACGTCGCAACTTTAACCCGGTTTGCTAAAACAACCATATCTTACCTATGCGAGTTGAAGAACACCATTAGCCGCTGAGAAATCGAGCGTTAAGCTGTCGCCATCGTTGAGAGTTAAAGATGAGCCATAATCGTAGTATCCGATTAAAGGATCGGCTGGTGTCGTTACTGTATCATCATAAATGTAAACATATCTAAACGGCCCAGTGGAACCTCCGCTCGATGTAAGCGTTAAGTCTGCCAAAACTAGCTTGTAAGTTCCGCTCGCTTGAGTTGATGAAGAGGTCGTTACGTTTCGAGAGCTTAAGTTTGTATAGGAAATCTGCGTTAGATTTGCTAGAACACCGTTACCATCCGCTGAAGGATCAGAACTTTCTGAGCCGGGAGTTGTGTTTGAAAGCGCTACAACGACTTGATCGCTTTCGAGGTCCATATTGTGAACCGCATTTTTCACAAAATCATTTACTTTATTAAAGGTAGCCATTGTCGTTCTCCAATGTTGAGGCTTGCTCAGCGCATTTTAATGCAACTGAGACAGTTATAAAAATTTGTTTTTTTGATTAAAAGCTAGTCCGGCTTATCCGGGAAGCTTGCATTCGAGGGATCGGAAACAATTCCCGGTAAGTCCCTCAAATTCTGTCGATACGTTGCCCATTCTGTTTTTTTGCTGTCGGTCAATGGACTGTCCAGGGATTGCGTCCAGTCGCTATCAGTCAACATACCATTTCGTCTATTTCTAAAAACAATCCAAGCCCGGTCGGTTTCAGCTTGTAAAATATCAGCGTCGTTTTTTCTGACAGCTTGACCATTAACAACCGTGTATTCCTTGGCAGAATATTCGCCCTCGATGTAAGAGCCGTTTAATGCTGCATCAGTTTCACGACCCTCAAAAACACAAGTAATCTCGTTTGTAGTTGCATCATATATCGTAAACTTAGTCATCGAAAACGCCTCAGAATAGTAATCTGACAATCAGCGGACGGACTGGTAAGACCGCTCATTCCTGAGATTTGAGCTATGATTGACCGTGATCCGCTTCCCACTGATTTCGCTCCAACCATTGTCTGAAGTCCAAGCAAAATTGACCCTGTTACAGCTATTCCAGAGACCGCCGTATTATCTATAAAAAGTTGGAAGGTAGCCGTGTCACCACTACCAGCCGACCCAAACATTTCAAGGTTCGCAAAGGCAATAATATCGCCAGCAAAGGTCATTGAGACAGTAGACGTAAATTGCTGAGTAACTCCGTTGGTTAATGAGGCAGTCGAGAAGTCAGTGTAACTCGAAGAAGTAATACTATCTCCAGAGACTTTTAAAGTATCCACAGCCGCGTTTGCAATTTTAGCATTTTCAATCACAGCGTTATTTATTTGAGCAGCCGAAGTAATAATTCCAGACGCAGATAATAATCCACCAGTGATAGTATTGGCTGTAATCTTATCGCCAGTAATAACACCAGCCGCTATTGCATTTGCTCCCACCGCGTTTGCGCTAATCTTAGAAGATGTTACGCTATTACTTCCTAGTTTTGCCTCAGTGATCGTGCCGCTAGGGATTTGAGAGGCTGCGATTGATCCTTGAAGTTGATTAAAATTAGATACACTGCTTGCACTCGTAACCCAGCTTGTCCCGTTCCAGCCATATAATTTATTATCAGATGTTAAAAATACATTCTGACCAGTGAAGTCCCCGGATGATGGAAGCGAGCTAACTGGCTCAATAACATCCAGCCCAGCATCAATAAAAATTTGTCGGACGCCGTTTTCAAAATCTGCATCATCTAGAAAAGTTGTTGTCCCTGATACACCTGATGTAAAAGCCGACTTGTTCCCTGAGAAATCTACAGACTTTAGAAAATAATACTTGGTTTGATTAAGGCCAAGGTTTGTCCGCGTGAATGTGCTCCCGGAACTCGTTCCGACAAGCGAAGCGCCTACGCTCGTATTGGAGCTGTTTTCGTATATCTCAACAAAGTTTAAGTCGCTGTCGGCCGGGTTGGTCCAGTTAATATCTATATACTTAAAACCGCCAACAGCGCTTATAGAAGTTGGTAATCCGGGAGCTGTCGTATCTCCGCCGCCGGTAAATGTTACACTAGCAAAAGCGCCCTGGCGTCCATCCGCTGCAATCGCTCGAACTCGAAGTATGTACTCAGTCCCATCGATAAGCGGAGATAGCTCGATTGAGGTTTCCGGCGTTGTTGTCGAGTTATAATTACTGTCGGCTGTCGGCTTCCATTGTATTTCATAATAAGAGACGAAAACATTCGCTACGGCCGCCCAACTTAAAATTACGCTATTGATGAACGTGCCGTCGCCCTGAGTAGAACCGCCGCCGCTTGCCGTAAGATTGCTGATCGTTAAGCCAGCGCCAGGATTTGGAAGAGTGCTATCGTTGTTTGTTAAGTCGCTTTCTTCAGCGTTCCAATCAAACGCCGCTGAGCTTGTCTCTCGTAATGTTAAATTAATTTTCTGACTTGCGTTTTCACCGTCATTAAAAAAGCGCCACCCAACGACCTCAAACTCTTTAGCAGAAAATCCATATCTCGGATTTGTAATTGCAACGACGTCGCCGACCTCAACATCGAACGCCCGAAGACTAAAGTCCGCCGATAGTGTAAGCTGCTCCCTCGAGCGGAATAGCGTCATTTTCGCTAACCGCTGGGCCATTGTTTTCGACGTTGTAAACGGAAGCGGTAAGTCGATCGCGCTTTCAATATTATTATCGTCGCTGATAAAGACTGTCGATCTTATCTCCGGGTAGTCCGCTGAGATATAATCGTCGCTCGCATTGTTAAACGTCCCTCGAACGACGTTAAAATTATTTCTCCTCGAGTGTTTTGTATCGAGTGTTATGGGTCCGCGAAAGTCGTCCATTGTGAAGGTTTCGACTGAAGCGTTATAGTCTCCCGCTTTTAAATGCCATTTGCCCTGACCCCAAAACAAGGAGCCCTGACAACTTGTCATTAAGTCGCCGAGAATATCTCCGGGCGCTCGATCGAGCCTAATAACGCCGTGTGTTTCGTACCTTTTTTCAGTACCTCCGGCGCTAAGCGAAACTGTTTCGTCACAAACATTAGCCGCCGTTGAAAATGCTGTCTCATTAATATCGCCGCTGCTATCCAGGCCATATTTTGAAATTAAGTAATCGCGGACGCATAAAGCTGAATTGCTAGAGAATGCGGTTGCTGAGTTTCGAGGATCAAAAACCTTTTTCCCTTTTAGTCTTGTTGTAAATAAAGGTACGCCCTGAGCGAATACATTTTGATCGTATGCCATCCGAACATAAAAACAAGCTATGCCCTGACCGCGAAAATTTGTATCGTCGCCAGTTTGCTTATTAGCCCAGTTTGGCCCATCCGTTAGAGCTGCAAGAGTTGTATAAACGTTTTGATTACTAGCCCCGGTAAACTCTTTTATTAATATTTTCTTGTTACCGTCCGCGTCTGCATAATCTGAGCCGGTAACAAATCCATCGCTATCTAATGTTACTGCGTCGTCGTTAATGAAAAATTGCTCGAACGAGTTTATCTCATGTCCGGCGACAGTCACGATCATATGTAAATATTCGTTATTCGTCCCGGTTGCTTCCATGTATGTTATAACGCCGCCCTTGCGGATTTCGCCATATACTACATCTTGGACGCCAGTCGCGTCCCTCGTATTCACAAGCAAGCCTTGAGAAGAGCCAGCCCCAAAATTCGGTCTCGGCATTAAAGCGTTCATCGCCCAGCTTGCAACTAAGGTAACGCCTATGTATGTCGCCGCATATGCTAAGAAAGCAGCCGTTCCACCAGCCGCCATTGCTCCCGGGAAAATGTACGTTGCTAAAACTTCAACACGAGGAGCAACATCCCATCTTTTATGCCGCATAACATTAAACGGCTCGAGGCTATCTTTCATTGCTTAATCCATGCGTTTTCAATCCTCGCAATGCGAAGAAAGACAAGTTTTCTTTTTCCTAGAAATGCCGCTTTATTTCCGAGCGATATTCCTAGCGCTTTTTGTATATCCCAGACATTACTCCCGGGAGCTGTTACGAGCGCCCCTCGAGGAGCTATCCCTTTAATTCTTTTTAACTTGCTGTCGAGCGCTTGTTCGAGCGAATTAAATCCAAACTTCTTAATGAGCTCGGGCTTTCGCATATATAAACCGCCGGAGATATATTTGCCGGTCCAATCGTCGGCCCAGCCTTGTCCGTACATTCTGCGAAAAGCTTCATTCGTAAACTGAAAGCAGTCGTGAACGTGCCACATGAAAGCATCGTTGCGAACTTCGTCGATGTATTCATTCAGCGCTTTATAATCATTCATCGACTGTCGATCGGCCCCAGGGTATTTGCTTATCAGCAAGCCGGGCAACCCATTTAAAAAACGTATCGTCGGAACTTGAGTAGCCCTCAGTTGCGATTGTTGATTGATGGCTTTGATCGGTATACCGGCGAACGTTTGGCCGCTCGAGCGTAATCAGTCTACTCTCTACGGCCATAGAAATGCTGGAGGTTCCACCATCGTCTATAATTGTCATTTTGTCCATGAAGCCGCTGAAGACTTCAACGACTGAGGTTACTTCGAGCACTCCCCAATATATTCTGCAAAGCCGACCCTGATAATCATTTGTAAGCGCATATGTAACGATCGAGCTGTCTAAACCTGAGAGTGTAAGGTTTGTCCCGACAGCCGTTAAATCGCCAGTTTCCTCGAGCCCTTGTATTTCTAAAAGGCTCCCGGTTCCCAAGTAAGTATTCGAGTTTATTGTTCTATCGCCTATGCCGGTCCAAAGTCTAAGCGTTGCTCCCTCGAACTGCAACTCGACGGCATAGTATGGTTCAATATCTTTTAGGTCGCCGGTCGGATTGCCGTTATCGTAAAGAGCG